AACAGCCTTATGAACCTGCTTTATTATCTCTTCAAGAAGTTCCAGTTGAACGGGTTGTAGGAGAAGTTACTAAGAATAAGAAACACCAATGTATTGAAATTAGAGGGGGATTATATGTTAAAGTTCCACTCTATGCTAAGAAACAGGAAGATTGTCCTTATTTACGTTATTCTTATGAAACTCATTTTTCAACTGTAATTAAAGAATTTCCTCATCTCGCTTCTAAATTTAAGAAGAGTGGTAAGATTGTATCTTCTGCTAATACGGGAGATTCTACTTATGAAAGATGGGGAAGATTACCTATTCCTTATGTTTCAGATTATCCTACCTATACTCCTACAGTTACACATACTTGGTTAAGACCTTCAGCTTATTATGTTCTTTGTGATGATGAAGATGGTATTAAGAAGTTAAATAAATTATTTCCTACTGGCGTTAGAATTACAAAAATTAATGATTTCTTTGCTGAAGCCGTAGAAGAAAAATTAGATGACCGATGGACTTTAGCTTTTAATCCTTATTCAGATTATATTCATCATGACCCAATTGCGCTTCTTCTTATCTCAGTTCAAGATATTCTTAATGATTTAAATTCTCTTACTCTTCAGACTATTGAACAAGGGATTCCTCAAACTTTCGTAGACCCTGCGATTATAGATTTAGATGCTTATAGGCAATCTGAAGCCGCGCCGGGTAGTGTTTATGGAACTAAGGCGGTATCTGCTAGTAAAAATATTGCAGAGGGTTTTCATACATTAAAAACTGCTACTTTAGGAACAGAGGTATTGCCCTATGGGCAGAAGGTTCAAGAACTTGGCCAGCTTACTTCTGGTGCTTTACCTTCTCTCTTTGGTGGTAGCGGTCCTCAGGGTAGTAGGACTGCATCAGAATATGCTATGTCCCGAAGTCAGGCTCAACAAAGACTTCAGGGAATCTGGAAGATTTTAACAATTTTTTATAAGAATATTTACGGTAAGGCTATTCCTGCGTTTTTACAGGATATGGTCGATGATGAGCAGTTTGTAGAAAGAAAGAATGACGGCTCATTTGAAAATGTAGTTATTAGAAAGATTGAAACTGAAGGATTAATTGGAGATGTTCTTTTAGATATTTCAGAGAATCTTCCCGTTTCCTGGCAACAAAAGAAAGATACTCTTGTTGAATTACTCCAGATGGGTAATCCTATTCTTGCTGAGGCTTTAATCTCTCCGGAGAATATTCCCCTTCTTAGGGAAGCATTTGGCTTAAATGAGATTGTCCTTCCTGGAGAAGAAGATAGAAATAAACAACTTGAAGAAATTAAAGAGTTACTTAATTCTGAACCTCTTAGTGAAACTGAACCATCTGTTCCTGTTGACCAATTATTAGATAATCATCAAATAGAATCAGATGTTTTAAGACATTGGTTAATCTCTCCAGAAGGAAGGGACCAAAAGAAAGTTAATCAATTAGGATACATGAATTGTTTACTCCACTATAAGTGGCATATGATGTTTTTAGAACAAGCTATGGCTGCTCAAGCCGCGATGATGAATCAGGGTAATCCTAATGCTGAGGGAAAACCTGCTTCAAAGAATAAGAATAAAAAGAATACTTCAGCACCTATTGGAGATGAAAGTGAAACTCAAATTCCCATCCAGTGAAGAATTATTAGATTGGCAATATGGTCTTGTCTCTAATGAAGAAGCCCCTGATGTAGAAGCTATTGGGTCAGAAACAACCACTAAAGATGATATTTTAAAAGAATTAAATTTAGAAGATGAAACTGATACCGAGCAGCCAGATAAGGATAGAGTTGAATCAGAAGAAGATGATGAAGAAGACAATGAAGGAAAAGAAAGAGACGATGACGACGAAGAAGAGGAAGATGAAGAAATAGAGATTAAAGAACCAGGAGAAGAGGAAGAAGAGAGATTAGTAGTTCCAGTTAAGAAAGCAGAAATTCTTAAAAAATATCCTAATCTTGAAAAGGAATTTCCTGCTCTCTTTGCTTACTATTATAAAGCACAGCAATATACTGACATTATCCCTACAGTAGCAGATGCTAAGAGAGTAGTTAAAGATAGTGAAACTCTTGATAATTTTAGAAAAGATTTAGAAGAAGGAAATACTGTTAAAGTTATTGCAGCTATTAAAGATTATTCTCCTGAAAATTATGATAAGTTTGTAGATAATTATTTACAGACATTAGCTACTGTAGATAAAGAAGCTTATTTTCATGTAACTAATAATGTATTAGCTAATGCTATTCAATTTGGTCTTGCTAAAGCTAAAGAAAATAATGATGAAGATGTTAAGGAAGCAATATTAATTTTTAATGAATTTCTTTTCGGTCAAAAAGAGCCAGTTCAAATTCGTCTCCGGGCAAAGAAAGAAGAAAGTGACGAATCTCAAAAACTCAAGAAAGAAAGAGAAGATTTTGAAAATCAGAAATTCACTGATGCAATAGGAGAGGTTACCAGTAGAGTTAATAATCAGGTAATGTCTACTATTGATGCTAATATTGATAAAGATGGTAAGATGACCGCGTTTGTTAAGAGGAACGCAGTTAAAGAAGTAAAAGATAAGTTAGATGATGCATTAAAGAATGATAAAGCTTTTCAAAGTGTTATTAATTCCTTGCAAAAGAGAGCAAAGGCCGAAAAACTTTCCAGTATAGCCCTGGACAAAATTAAACGTGCTTATCTTACGCAAGCAAAAACATATCTCCAACGAATTATTCCTAAAGTAAGGGCAGAAGCTCTTAAAGGTAGTAGTTCTGTTAGGAGACAAGAACCAACTCGATTTAGGAGTTCCACATCCTCAGAAGAAAATAAAAGTGGAAATAATTCTAGTAGTAAAAGAGATAGCAAAAATAGTAAAGATGGTCGAGGAATGAGGACCGTCGATTTTTTAAATTCTTAAAACTGAGGATTTTATCTAATGAAACTCTTTGGCCATAGTTTTCCGTGGCATCAGACTTTCGAAGGAAAGTATTATGCTGTCACTGAAACTCAGGTTGCAGGTTTAGAACTTGAGCGCGTGCTGCCGAAAGTTCGGACAGTTTTTGAGCGTGATGACAAGTTCTATTCTAATATTGAAAAGCGCGATGTTGAAAAGATTTCTAATCGACAGATGCGCGTTCCTCTCGAATTACGTCCAGGTGGAAGCTTTGGATATTTTGATGCAGACGGTGGAGATTTAGGACGTGGCGGGGGACCAACTTGGGATAAGGCAGTGTTAAATTCAGTATTTGTTAGTGAGAATATTGAATATACTAAGCTTATCGAATGGTCTACAGATGATAATCGTAAGGCGGTTATTTCTGCTGTCCGTCGTTTAACTGCTACGGCTCTTGATGAATTACGTAGACAGTTAGATGCCCAGATGATGCAGGCAGGTAATGGTGTAATTGGAACTATTACTACTGCAACTCCTTCTGCTGGCGTTGATACTTATGTTTGCACGACTGACGGTTTCGGCGTTCGCTTAATGCGATATGGTCAAACTATTCAGGTTTTCGATTCTACCTTAGCAACTCTTCGTGGTAGTGGTGTTATTACTACGTGGGATGTTGTTAATAAAACTGTTGCTGTTACTCCTTCTATTGCAGGCGCAACAACTGGAGATTTAATCGTTACTAATGGTATTAGTTCTCCTACTTCTCTGCCTGCTATTTACGGAGTTCCATATCATCATTCAAATGCTTCTACGGGAACTTGGTTAGGATTCTCTCGTTCTGCAACTCCTGAAATTCGTGCAAATGGAGTTAATGCGGCTTCTGCTGCTCTTTCATTACCTTTACCGCGATTGGCTATTAATGCTATTGGCAATCGTGTTGGTTTAGATAATGAATTTTCTCCAGATGCCTGGATGCATCCTTGTCAGGCTCAGGCTTACGAGGAAATTGGTCAGTTAGTGTCTATTATTCAGAAGACAGCTAAAGATGAAGCCCTGAATCGTTATTTTGGGGATAATATGCAGATGGCTGGTGCTTCTGTTAAGAAGTCCTATAATTGGGATAAGACACGAATTGATTTCGTTTCTAAGGAAGTTTGGGGCCGCGGAGAGATTCGTCCTGTAAGATTTTATAAGTCTGATTGACGGTCAATCTTTGAAATTCGTGGAGGTTCTGGCGGTGTAGCAACAGCTGAAATCTTCTATATGTGTGTGGGCACGCAGTTCTTTGTTAATAATCCTGCTGCTTGTGCATATATTTATGGTTTAGCTGTTCCTTCTGGTTATTAATAGTCTAGGAGACAAAATGATTCCTGGAACTATTAGTAAGTTATCAGAAGACACTCTTGCTTCTGCTGCATCCATTAGTCCTAAAACAGATATGGTTAAATTGACTGGTAGCACAGCTATTGCTACTATCAGACCTCCATATGAAGGATTTAGTGGTATCCTGTGTTTAGTCCCTCTTGATGGAACATTGGGATTATTAACTACAGGTAACATTGCCATTGCTGTAACTATGGCACAGGAGAGGGCTACATTTTTGGTTTACTCTAAACTTACGGATACCTGGTATCCGGGAGCGATTAGCTAAATGAGTGATTTAAACCATCAGAATTTTTCTACTACTCAGAGTGGTATTCAGCCAAAGCCTAATACTGTAGCTTCGGATACTACCATTGCTCCATCAACTTTGATGACTTATGTTACAGGAACGGTGCAGATTAAAACTATTACGCCACCTATGACTGGTCAGCATATGTTGGTGCTTGT